AGATCATCTAAGTTTCTTGAATTAATCATTTTGTGTTTGGTATTGAATTGTGAAGCATTATGTCTTTGTTTTGTGAGCCTAGTGTTGACCCAAAATAATAGGCAATTATTCCAGTCCAAGCAGTTCCTAAGCTGCCAAGCATAATCATCAATGCTTCTGACGTTTTAAATTGTTCGGTCATAAGACCTATCAGTATTCCAAAGAACCCCAAAGTAACCAATATGGCCAATGTAGGCGGAACAATTGAATGTAGTTTAGTTTGCATATCCCTTGCAGATGCTCGGTCTTGGGTTGTTAATTGTTCAAAGTTCAAACCCAACTCTTGCGCTTTAGCTTTTAACGCAATCTCAGCCTGTTGTATAGATGCAACTTGCTCGGCAGTTAATTTACTGTCCTCAATGTTCTTTTGGATGTCCTCAGACTTCATGCCCAGCGCAGATTCAAGCGCAGATACCGCCATTCCCGCTACTGGAGTACCCAATGCTGAAGCAATAGTCGGTGCTAGTTGTTCAATCGTTTTAATCCAATCCATGTCAGTCCTTACAATATTTAGGCCAATAGCCTGTCTGTCTAAATAAATGCTCACATTCTGCGTTTATTGAGTCGTCATAATAGTGTTTCATAAACATAATGTGCCAGTCCTGTCCGCTTTTCTTGTTTTTGTAATCTTGATTAATCTCATACATTAATACTGCAAATGTGAGGATGACCACCAAGACCGCAACACAAATTGCAATTCTAATATTCCACTTCTCCAGCCGTTCAACTCTTCTTCTTTCGTTAGCTTGTTCTTTTTTTTTAATATAGCATTATGTTTTGCCTGTTCTGTCGTTAATTTTTGACGTTCCGCTACAAATTCTGTCCATACTGCACCGAGTTCTGGCGGTGATTCATACACCAACATCTGCCTTAAATCGTACTCAGCCTGTTCTAATTGCTTTCTACGCAGTACATTCTCTAATGCAATTGCCTGTAATGACTTACCCTTGGGAGGATTCTTTTTCTGTTCCTCCGCTTCCTTGTGCGCTTTTTCTTGATGGTCAAAGAAACTACCAAGCGCACCACCCAACTCATTGACAATCTTGACTACTTCACCGCCAGTAGATTTAATTTCCTTATAGGCAGCAACTCCGCTTTTTACAGCAGAGAAAGCCATCATTGCAAGGGTAAAGGGGTCGATTTTATTTCCCCGTTAGGTAATGGACAACAAAACCAACAAAAGAACTGATTGCAGATACCACAATCATGCCAACCCAAAACCCACCTTTTGATTTATTGGCAAGTTCAACCAAATGACAAACAGATGCCTCTAATTTGTCAATCTTTTTCTCAAGAGTTTCTACAGTCGCTACCAGCTGACCATATTTGAACATGTCAATATCGCTCATGGTCATGACTTCATAATATAGCAAAGAGCATAGTAATTAGGTGCGCTTGAGCCTGAACTAAATACTGCAGCAGTTGCGTTGACACTATAAGAGTTTCCTGCACCGACAATGAATGTATCTTGAAGATTTGGTGTGCCATTTGAGCCATTACATAAATAATATCCGCTAGGAATAGAACCGATAGAGCCTGACCAAAGAATAATTGATCCACTAGGCAAAGTAGAACTTGAAGACGTAGAACTCGGGATACCATATAAATTGTCGTATGTCGCTATTACATTACTTGAAGCATCAGATAAGACAAACTTATATGAATATCCGCTGTTTAACCAAATCTCGTTTGGAGGTCTGCCACTTGTACCTAATACGATAGGATTAGAGTTGGCTACAGTTCCAGTTGAATCTGTGTATGTAGATAGTGGAGTTGTAGACCCAGCTTGGTAAGTGTTTATCTGCCCTCCAGATAAGGGTATGCCTACGTTGTTAAAAAATGCAACGCCATTACCAACAGGTGAAAGTAAGTAACTCATTTTGTTTTTCCTAGATCAGATAAGTTTCGGATTCCTGCAGTTGGTGACAATCTACGCTGGGAAAGTTCTGCCAATGCTTTTTGTTCTGCTTCAAGCGCAAGTCTTTCATTTCTGCCCTTTAGTACGTTTCTTAGAACAGTACCTCCAATTCCAGTTTTGGCATTGATTGCTTGTTCAGCAGCACTAGCCCCTAAACTTGAAATGGTTTCTTTAGCAGCGTTCATTGCATTTTTCTCACGCAAAACTTCTGTGTTAGAAGTATTAACATGATGTACGCCCTTGGTATGCTCACTCAAATTAGCAACATCTGCCAGGTCTTGTAATGTTTGGGTTGTCTCATTACCAAACATATAAGGCAAATGTGAGCCGTGTTGATTATAGATTTGCTTATTTAAATTAGCCTGGCTAACTGTACCTTTGTCATTTCTAATGCCAGAATTTAATTTAAACTCGTCAATTTTTAGCTTATTAAGAGCTTGGTGTTCTGGGGAATCACGACCAATAAGTTGTACAAGTCTTTCCACATTAAGTGGCGCAGTCTTAGACGAATAATGGTTTGCAACAAAATTGTTTGCAGCAGGATGAGGTAACCCAGCTTCTATTTCATCCGCAGTTCTTGTGTCAGAAATAGCAGCCTTGTACGCTGGTATCTTTTCTTTTTCTTTTAGCGCCTTGACTTCATTTCTTGCAGCATCATATAAGGGTTTGTATTGAGCAAATTCGTCTTTAATTGGAACTTGCTCTAATTTATCTCTAATAATGTACGCAGCCTGTGATTCCAAAGGGTCTTTTGATGTCCTAGCAATCGTTGCAGTATCTGTTCTAAAGTTTTCGTATTCTTCTGGTGTCATGTAACCCTTGGACAATACTTCATCTAAATCAGCCTGTAAACGAGGAGGAACATATCTAGTGCGTTGTTTTTCTTTTAACCCATTGATAATGTTTTCTCTTAAAGCACCAACATCAATCGGAGACTGTGATTCTCCTGCTGCTTTATTTGCTATTTCGTATGCCTGAGCTATTTTTGATTGATGAGCTGTGTAATCTGCCTTTAGCTTATCCAATGGCATTGATGCCAAACGTATTGGGTCTGTTTCAAATACGTCAGGTGCTATTTTTTCTTTGATGTTATTGAAAGCCTGAATTAATTTAGGATCACGCTCTTCAAATCTAGCTTGTAAGTTAGGATCTTTTGCCCTTGCGTTTCTTTCCTCAGACATTAAAGTTGTGTCTTCTAACGCTTCTGCTTCAGTTGGTAACATTCCAAACTTTGCAAATTTCTTATGGTTTTTTATTACTTTTAAATCTGTGGGAGATAGTTTAGATGGGTCAACATTTGCCAATGATTCTTGCATATGAGCAGGCAAATCAGCAAGAGCAGCCTTGGCTTCTGCTATTGGTGCAACCGCAGCAGACCCAGCACTTTGTAAAGACGTAAGTGGAGGCGCAATAGGTACTTCAGCTTTACCAACCTTTTCAATTCTGACCTTGGGAATCATTCCTTTTGCTTCAGATAAAGATGGTGCAGCCAAAGGTGCAAACCCAGCCAACTCAGGAAGTGGCGTACCAATAGCTTCACCAATCTTGCCAACAGTTTCTAAATTAGTCTTACCAGCCTCAGTCCTTGGTTGATAAGTAAATGCCTGTTGAATATTGGCAGCAACGTCTTGACCCTTTTTCAAGGCTTCTTGTGTGCCAAACTTGGGGCTTATCATGGTATTGATCGCACCAAAAGCAGAACCTAAAGGCGCAGCAATACTTCCAGTAACAGCACTCAATGCAGGTTCTACAACTCCACCGATCTTATTTAAGAAATACTCTTGCGCCTTTTGTCTTTCTTCCAAATGCTTCATAATTATTTGGTGAACAGGACTAGATGCTTTTTCTTCTTTCTTTTTAGTTGGTGCAAACGCTAATATATCTGGATCATTTTCGTAATCAAAATATTGCAATTCAGGACGTATGCCCGACATTTTGCTTTTTGGCGCATTTGTAGGAATTAAATCAGCAGCCGACTTAGGTCTGCTAAATGCCATCACATCTGGATCATTTGCATAATCTGTCATTGATAATCACCTTTTTCCAGACGTTTAAGGTTTTCTTGTTTTTTTCTAAATTCAACTAATTGATCGTCTGTTAAATTACTCATAATTTCTGCTTTCTTTTTTTCTTTTTGTTCTTTTGTCAAGTTAGCAGTATTTACATTTTGTATCATTAATAATAATGGATCGTAATTATTTCTCCAAGCATCTTTAAATCTTTCAACATTAATGTGACCATTATATTCGCCACGTTTTGCAATGTATTTTTGCAATCCTGAATCAAATTTAGTCGCAAGAGCAACATCTGCTTTGGCTCTTTCTAAAATATCTCTTAATGCTTTTTCACTTATATTGTCACTACCTGATGCTGTATTACTTAATGCTGCACCAGCATCTGATTTAACGCCTGCAATATTACTTGCTTTTATTTGCATATCAGCAATATTTTTAAGCAATCCATCATAATCTTCATCACCATAAATCCATTTTTTACCATTTCTTAATAATTGACCTGGTTTACTACCAGCAGCTTTATCAGCAAATTGTTCAACTTTACGAATTGTTTGAGCCATTTTAGTAGCTTCTAATGCAGCATCCGCACTTGTGGATTTAAGTGTTTTACCATTTGAATAAGCAGTTTGTTGTTGCTCGTTCATTTGTGGAATTTTTACGTTTTGAGGTATAGACATTTGTGGGTCTTCTTGCACCAATTTAGGCGCTTGACCTTGTGGCGCAGTTGGCGCAATTGGCGCAGTTTCTTGTTTTGTTGGCGCAGTTTGCTCTTGACCAACTGGCATAAGTTGCATAGTAGTAGGATTAACAAAGTATTTAACACGATTAATTTCAACAACTTGTGGTGTTATCAAACCTTGTCTATTTACTGCACCAATTTGCGCTTTTTGTGTATTTTCTAATGTTTGTTTAACAAAATTTAATCCTTTATTTGGATCAACCGCTGCATTAATAACTTTTGCAAATTGCGTTTCAGCAATATGTTTGGGCAAACCTTGATCTATTAATCTATCTCTTTGATCTGCAACGTGTTTAACAAATTCATTAACATTTCCATCTTGCATTGCTTTACTTTGCAACATAGATGTCATTGCATCATTTATTTCATTAGAATATTTTTTTTGTACTTCGTAGACTTCGCCTTGTGATTTAGCCTTACCAGCTTCAATTTCAGATGGTTGTAATGCTTGTCTTTTTTCTAATTCAAGTTTTGATTTTGCAAGTTCTAAAGGATTTAATTGTTTTGCCTGTTGCAACGCTTGTTGATTCTGTTGCAAAATAGTTTGAGCATTTTGCAATTGAACAGGATTTAACTGTTGAGCCTGTTGGTAATTCTGTATACCAGAAGCAGTATTGACCAAATCACCCAAAGTTTGCACCCTTGGGCCTGGCTGATTCATAAAAGAAGTATCAACTGATAATGTTGCCATAATTATTCCTATAAACCAAAAAAGCTACCAACAGCGCCCAAAGCACCTCCAATAGCGCTACCAGCACTACCCAAAGCACCAATTAAACCACCGCCAGAAGCGTTACTAGCTATTGTATTTGCTAAATTAGTTGCTTGTCCTACTAATCCGCTTGCCCCAGCTCCACCGCTTCCTCCGGAACCGCCTTGAGCATTTCCACCAGATGCGTTTACTGTAATGTTTGGTGTTGTCTGTTTTGATAATAAAGCAGCTAACGTGTTATTGTTAGCAACAGAATTGAGCGCATTTGAGTAAACATTTGCAGCGTTTGTTTGACCTGAAGCGGCAGCTTGGGCAGCAGTAAGTCCAAGTTGCGCTTGATTTTGTGCTGCGCTTGTACCAAGACCAGCTTGTTGTTGTGCAATATTAGAGGCAAGTGTCGCCTGGGACTGAGCAGAACCAATTCCCAAATTTGCTAATTGTGAAGCAATATTACTTGCAATTTGTGCCTGAGATTGTGCAGAACCAGTTCCAAGTGTTGCTTGTTGTTGTGCAATGTTACTTGCAATTTGTGCTTGGGATTGAGCAGAACCAATTCCCAAATTTGCTAATTGTGAAGCAATGTTACTTGCAATTTGTGCTTGGGATTGAGCTGCACCAGTTCCAAGTGCCGCCTGTTGTTGCGCTGCATTTGTTGCAAGATTGGCTTGTTGTGTTGCAGCATTTGTACTAATGTTTGCAGTATTAGTGCCCAAGTTTTGTACTAACCCACTCTGAGCATTTAATCCTGCTTGACCTATTCCTGCTATACCAGAAAGAGTATTATAAATATTTTGCTTTTGTGACTGAGCATTGTTAAAAGCGTTTTGATAAGCACCTTGAGCATAATTTTGTGCAAAAGTATTAAGTCCTTGAAGCGCATTGCCTCCAACCAAACCACCTAAAGCATTTGCTTGGTTTTGTGCTTGACCTAAACCTTGTTGTAATTGGAATTGATAATTAGGTGCTAATTGAGCATTTAAATCTTTATTAGAAAACTGGCTTGTCAAATAAGGCATATTTTGCTGAAGTGCAGCATTACCTTGTGCGCCAGTTTGAATATAAGGATTGTATTGTTGTGCTTGTGCTCCGTATAAATTGGTTAAATTACCAATGTTTTGTTGGGCATTAGCACCAATATTTGCACCCGCTTGATTAGCTACGCCATAGATATTTTGACCTAACTGTTGGGCAGTATTGGCAATATTTTGACCTTGCTGATAACCAACATTATTTAAATTTTGACTTAAGTTTTGAGTTACATTACCAATATTTTGACCCTGTTGAAGACCAACATTGCCCAAATTTTGTATTTGTTGATTGGCTACATTACTAATGTTTTGACCCTGTTGAAGACCAACATTAGTTAAATTTTGACTAAGATTTTGAGTTGTGTTACCAATGTTTTGACCTTGTTGATAGCCAACATTGCCTAAATTTTGTATTTGTTGATTAGCTGTATTGCCAATGTTTTGCCCTTGCTGAGTAGCTGCCCCAGCAATATTTTGTCCCGCATTGGTAAGCGCATTACCTAAATAAGCTGCGCCTCCTATGTTTGCTAGACTTTGTCCACCTAAAGCATTACCCAATGTATTACTAGCACCCAACAAACTAGAAAGATTAAAACCAGAATTGTTTGTTGGATTTGTTAAAGAATTTTGATAATTTGAAATTGATTGAAGCGGGTTGCTAGAAGCATCACTTGCACTTGCAATTTGTTGATTATTTTGCAAAAGGTTTCCATTATCATCAACAGAATAGCCATCGCTTTGGTTGCCAATAACCTCGCCTGTAGCACTATTGATAACATCGCCATTTGCATCTATTGTAAATCCCATATATCACCTCATGGATTGTAATAAGGCACTTTGTATGCCTTACCATTTATTGTTACATTCATAAATCCCACAGGTGAAGCTGGAAGTTTCCCCGACCCCTGAGTTGCTGTACTTGAACTGCTAAAATTTAACAAATTAATAAAAAACTGTTGCCATGCCCTAGTAGGTCTTTTTGTTGTTCCATCCAAAAATTCCGTTTGTGGATATGGATTGTTTTGTGTTGATCCAAAAGTATTAATCATTAATTATCCCCTGAACTTGCTTTTAAGTTGGCAGAAATAATAACCGCTTTAACAGGGTCTGTCACCACAACTTCAAACACACGATCTCTTGACCAACCAAGCCTTCTCCATCTAGCTCGGTTTTGATACGCACCTATTGCACCAATACTTGTCCAATGTTCATTAGACCAAGTAGAACCACCATCATTTGACCATCTAAGCATCGCTTGAGGATTTACCCCAGGAGGCGCAATATAAGAACCCCCAGCTACCGCAAAACCAGCAATTGCAATTCCCGCAGTTGCATTGGTGTTAGGCTTGGTTTTATTACCTTGCAGTCCTACACCTGGTTGAAACTGTATCTGCAATTCATCAAAGAATTGTCTTTGTAAATCTGTTGTAATGTGTGGAGTACGTCTTAATCTGCGAACTTCTTGACTGTCATCAGTATAGTTACTAGGGTCTAGTTCGTAAATCTTTCCGTTTTGCCAGTCACCAACTAAAACAATTCCCTGAAACTGAGTAGCACAATTTCCTCTATGCCTGTGATACACATTTGAATTGTCAACCCATTGCCATTTATGCCACAGACCAGTTGCAATATCAAATGCCCATGTCAAATCAAGCGTAGGAAACGATACAACATAAACCTCGTGACCTTCTAACTGATATGTCCAAGCAATTGCATCGCCAATGTATTGATTGACTAAAGTGTTCTCTACGGCATGAGTTGAGATTCTGACAGGAACATATCCGTTCATCAACACAATCGTACCTTGCCCCCTCAAATCCCTTGAGACATAAGCAAATGAATCTCCAACCCTAGATACAGAAAATTTAGCCACAATTCCATGCTGAGTATTTGTACCAGGCACACGTTGGAAAGGAAAAGGAAAAGTACCTACATCAACCCAAACCTCAGATGATGTTTCGCCTAATAAATATATCTCTCTGTGATCCACAATAATGGACACCAAATTATCAGGTGAGCCATCTTTAGAAGCAAAAGAAAGTTGTGAAGATATTGGAGACAATCCGTTAGAAGCACCCCATTGCTGTGTTCCAGGATAGTTATACACAAAATAGTTATCCACAATATCCACCACATCAGCGCCACTAAAAGCACCATCAGATGTTGGCAATATTGAGAAATTTAACGCATACATTGTCTCTGATCCAACAGTTTGCGTACCTGATACTGTATAAGTACCAGCTCCACCAGAACCAGAACCAAAAGTCAAAGAAAGTATTAATCCTGTGCCAGAACCGCTGGTTGTCGTTGTAACAGGAGTAGATGGATTCGTTGTGTAACTTCCACCAGATGTTTGAGATATTCCTGTCACCACACCAGCTGAAACGCTTGTAACTACATAAGTAGCAGGCTGAGAATAAGTGCCTCCAACCACCGCTACAAGATCATTTACCGCATATCCTGTACCACCAGAGGAAACTGAACCAGATAAAACTATGCCTGATCCAAGTGCCGTTATTACAGTATTTGCATTAACTGAAGTTCCTTGGATAGTCTGACCAACATATAAAGTACCAAAAGTTACTCCAGTTACAGTCAAAGTTCCTGACCCCAATGAAGCCGTAATAATCGCACCAGAAGCTGCCGTATTCATTGCTTCTGAAGCTACAGTCTGGGATATATTAACAGTCCAACTTGTGCCACTACCTGAAACAATGACAGTCTCAGGAGTTACACCTAAACCAAATACCTGTTGACCAACTGCCAATGCGCCAGTTTGTAGATTGTTAACAGTTAAAGTTGTACCTGAAATAGACCCATTAAACTGCGCTACTCCAGGATTAGAAATGCGCCATGTATAACGATATGTTCCGTCAACAATATAGACGTTTACTCCGTTATCAGATATTCCAACACGACCAGTAGTAGTCCTGAGTTGACCGACCAAAGACGGAGTAAAGTTAGAGGAAATAACGTACACGTATGGCCCGACCACCGCCATACATTGTGAGCCACCTGAAAGAGTCCGTAAGCCTCTGACTTCTTGTTGGTTCTGAGAAACAATCTTTGTAGTCAGTCCTGGAGTTGGATAAAGCGCAACTACCCCTCGATCTCCTTGAGGCTTAGTAGGATCAACTTCAGGTCTCCAGTTGATACATTCTTGAGCATCTTGGTAGATTGATGGTGCTTGGTACGCTGCTCCAACAAATCCAAAGTCTGGCATTTATGCTCCTACCTTTGCTTCTAGAGCTGTTACTTTTGCTGATAGTTCTTGGATTGCTTTTATCATTGCAGGAATTAAAGAAGAAGTATCAACTGCCCAAGGTGTTTTCATTGTTCCATCTTCGTTATCTACTCCAGGAGTTACACACTCAGGAGCAACATTTTGCAATTCTTGGGCAATCACACCAAAATCAACTTTGTTTTTAGTTTCAATCCAATCAAAACTTTTAATTTGAATGGAATCAATTTTTGATAAAGCAGATGATGCTTCAGTTATATTTTCTTTTAATCTTTGGTCAGAAGTTACGTTATAAGCAACAAGTCCTGCGCCACGGTTATAATTTATAGAACCTCTTGCAGTACCACTACCTTCAGTATAAAAAGTAAAAAATACGTTATTTCCTGATGTTGCGTTATTCCAAACATCAGCACAAGCCGCAGATGACTGTAATAATATTGTTGTTTGACTTCCAGAATATATATTTGTTTTGTAATTTCCTGTGTTTGTTGTAGTACCAATTAACAAATTACCAGAGGCATCTAAACGCATACGCTCTGTATCGTTTGTGGAGAAAACCAAAGGTATAGAACCTCCTGTATCTATAAAAGCAGAACCAGAAAACAATGAAGATGCGGAACCACCCATGCCAATAGACATATTTGCACCAAGATCATTAAAAGCGGCATAACTTGAATAACCCGTTGATAGTGTATTTTTTACTCTAGTAACTCCACTTGATCCAGATGTTTGAACATCTAAAGAATAAGCAGGGCTAGTCGTACCAATACCAACCCTTTGACTTGTATCTATTGTTACCGCAGTAGTTGTTCCATTAGTCTGCAAAGTTAAAGACGTACCACTTTTAACAATAGGTGTGGTTACAGACGTAGTTCCCGCAACTGTAGCGCCAGAAATAGCGCCAGAAGACGTTACGTTTGTAGGCGTAATAGTAGACGCTTGGAACGTGCCAGAATAGACCGCAGAGTTGACATCATTGAGCCACCCAGCGTCTATGACTGTTTGATAATTGACGAATGTTGTTGATGCCATTTTTTATCCTATAAAACTATCTAAATAATCTTTCAACCTAAACAATCAGCGGAAAAAACCCCCGCTGAGGATCCAGCCTGCGTCCCTCGACCGACTAGAAGTAATCACTTCATCGTACCTAGAAACTGGAGGAGGTCTCATGTTTGTGCGCTTGAGTTCTGACTTTGCTTGAGCAGCATATGCTCCGATCATTTGCAACTGTGTGCCGTTTATCTTGCCAAACATGGGCATGAGTCGCTCTGCAAGTAGCCAACGTAAAGCATTGGTAAACCCTTGCGGAAGAATCATTGTGTCGTTTAGCGTTGCGTATCTTGTGAACAATGTGTCTGCAAACAAGTGCATTTCACCCTGAGATGGGTTAGGCCACACAAAGATATTGCCCAATGTTTCTGTTGGTTGGTAGTAGAACGCTTTAGGCCAAGGCCCTGAAAGTGTCTTCAATCCAATCATTTGATATTGCCCATAGTCCAAAACAGACAATGGATAATCTAATCCACCCTGATAAACAGGTGTACCATTGGAGTTGGTGTTTACCCTAACAAATCCTGAATTGATAGCTAGTGGACGTTGAAAGTAAAGCTGAATCGTTGTACTTGCAACTGCTGACGAATATGTCGTGTTAAGTAAATAAGTACCCGCTTCATTGACTTGACCACCAGCGCCTGTCAAGAATCCTACAATTGTAGTTCCTGTCGTTATTCCTGTTCCTGACAAAGTTTGACCGACTGCAACACCACCAGAATTGATGGATGTAATCGTAAGGATATTTCCTGATATTGATCCAACCACTTGAGCGCCAATTTGACCGCCTGGCCCGATTGTGTACTGAGTTTGACCTGGAGTTATCGGGAAAATAATCTCAGTCTTGTAAAACGTCATCATGGATTCGTTTGACAGCTGGTCGAGTAAGTCGTTGAGCATATCAAACGCATCTTGCGCTTCGTCAGGTGTAGGGGTTTCACCAGAAGCTATTGCCCCTATGTCTTTCATCGCCCTTGTAATAATGTCGATTGGCATTGTCATAGAGACACCTTAAATGTTTCAGCAGGCAACCAAGGCATTTTTACCTTTTCTTTTTTCAGATTTTCTAGTTGTTCTGCTAACCTTGATTTTATTATATTTACGCCATTTTGTGTACTATCTTCTTCTACCCATGCACAAACATTATTGTGTGTGATTTCCTTGAAAACTGGCATGGGAATACGAGGTCTAATATTCCACCAACCCTCAGTTTCCACTTTAAAGTCGCCATCAGTAAGCGTACAAGTGTAATAAACCTTGGTAATTTGCTCGTTTTCAGCTTCAATATCGTTGATAGTCCAATCGTAGGTCATGCAATATTCCCTATGTTTGTTGTCCCAAGATCGGTAAACTGGAAGTTTGAGCCTAGCAAAGACGTTACAGTTCCCGCAGAATCTGTCACCAAGAGCTGAAGTCTCATGTTTGCTGACGGAATTATGTCCCCCTCAATGAACGCTGAATAACTTGTTGCGTCCAATAGTCCAAAAGATACAGGAAACGTAGAAGTCGCTGCAGCTACTGCGTAAGAATTGTAAATAGCAGATGTTCCGTTATTTACCTGAATTAACTGCATATTTGCGTTAAAAATAGTGAAATTGGACGTTGCTGAGTTAGAAAATGATACTGTAATCGTTCCAGCAGTCGCTTTTGTAAATAGCAAACTGTACCTAAATTTGTACAAATGTCCTGACAATAGCTCTGGTCTGACAGTAGACGTAAAGAATTGACCGCCAGATGCCACAGTTGCGCTAGATGCCAATTGTGCGACTTGACTTGCGTTTATGATCTGTCTGCCAGAACCAGTCGTTGTGTTACCTGTGATGTACAAAGATGCGCCATCAAATTCTTCTGCGCCTTGTACAGGGCTTGTCAGGTTTGTACCAGCTGTGAAAGTAACAGGTGCAACTGTTGTCGTTCCTGTTGTGTACGCCAAAACGCCAGAAACAGTCAATGTTCCAGTAGTAGGAATAAGTTTGTCTGCTACGTTGTCTTGGTTAATAGCCATTTTTAAACGTCCGTTGCGCCTTGGTATTGAGACATTGTTTTAAGCACTTTATAGATTGCAGTCATCAACTCACCCTTACCCGCCAAGTCTGCAAGACCAATGTAGTGTGCGTGTTCCATGACTGGGCTTAGATTTGAATCTCTAGCATCCTTTGAGAAATGCACAGATACCTGTACTTGGATATTGTCTTTGTTTCCAAAGAAGTTGGTTACACGAGCGTAAGCCTCTGGTGCTGGTGCGCCAAATTGAGTTGTGCCTAAGTTTAGTTTAAGTGCCATGTTAGTTCCTTAATATGTCATTTCTGTTGTCTCTACTTTACAAACCCATCTAATTGTAGTTGAGGCTTGACCAGTAACTGTGATTGCTAAACCACCATTGGTTGTATCTGCCGTTGCTGAAACTGCCCAAGTAGATGCTCCTGAATCTTGAGCTAATAATATTGAGTTTACTGTTCCAACTATTGCAGTTGTTCCAACTCCAGAACCACGTTTAATTGCACCTTGAAGAATCCAAGATGCCGTATTTCCTGCCCCAGTAACTCCACCAATTATGGTTGCTCTAAATGAATATGCTGAGTTGTTTGGTAAAATTACTTGGTTTGTTGATCCTGCGGTTGTCGTATTATCACAAGTTAATATTGATGCAGTAGCATCTGTAGTTTGTCTAGATAAAGTAAAAATAGCACATTGGGCTTGTCCATTAGTTGAACCAAGACTACTTCTTGAGCCAAATACAGTTATACCTGTAAGACCTCTTGTTGTATTGTTGTAACCACCAATTGTTGCCGAATATAAACCACTAGCAACATTATTTCCACCAGCCAAAACACTTGCATGAGAATTTGTAGCTTGATTTGAATAACCAGCTAAAACAGCAGAACCCAAACCCGATGCAGTATTACCACCTATTCCAAAACTACCATAAGAACCACCACCACCAATAAATGAACCTTCTCCAGAAGTTTGATTGCTTACGCCACCCGCTATGGTAGATAACAATCCACTAGCAATATTCTTATTGCCACCCCCGACTACAGACCAATCCCCACTAGCTACGTTCCTATTACTTGCAGTACCCGCATCACCACCACCACCAATAAAGCTATACGCTCCTGTTGCTTGGTTATTTCCTCCTCCTACTACTACTCCATGAGGTGTGTAGAAAGATAGGGTTATACCCGCAGCAGTCGTTGCGTTTTGAGATATTGTGAATGTATAAGCAGTTCCTGTTATTGTCGTAGAGGATACTGATTGAGATGCTGAAACTGTCCAAGTAGAACCAGAGCCTGAAACAATGTATGTTCCCGCAGTAACCCCTGTTCCTGTTAGCACCTGACCTGCTATTATTGTTCCAGAGGTTAATGAACCCACAGTTAGCGTTGTTCCACTAATCGTAGATGTAGCCATCACAGCAGGAGTTCCTGTTGTTACAGATGATGTTGCGTAGGTATAAGAAGATACACCTGTGCCAGTAATTAATTGCCCTACTTTAATGTTGGCATTTGTACTTGATAAGTAAACTGTTGTTTGTGCAGTTATTGCAATTGTGGTTGCTTGAGTAGTTACTGTTGATGATGATGTACCTGAATTTGATTGACCACCGCCAATAAAGTTTAAATATCCTGAAGCAGTATTTGAATAGCCACCAACAATTGCAGAATAATCTCCACCATTAGAAACATTACCAAAACCAGCAAATACTGATGCTCCATTACCAGAAGACGCTTGATTACCCCTTCCACCACCTACAGTTGCATAAAAAGATGAAGCAGTATTAGATATACCTCCACCAACAACAGAGTTTGTACCACTAGCTACTTGCCCTGCTGTACCTCTACTAGTCTGCCAATCAACCGCATTAGCACCCCTAGCATTACCACCTGTAGAAGATGAGGTTGTTTGTTGTGCTTGTAATGCTCCTGTTCCTTGTGGCTGTAGCACTAAAGGCACGTTTGCATCTGATCCAATTGCGCTTATTACAGGAGCTACAGTTGTTGCACCGCCCTGAATTTGAATGTAATTGGCAGAACCATTGCCAAACTGAGACGTTCCGCTTGAGTAAAAACTAGGTGAAGAATAAACACCTGTACTAGGGTTGTATTGAAGTTTAGTAGAACTTGTGTACTCAGTCGATAAATTACCCGATGTTTGGTTAGCAAACAAAGGATAACGTGTCGCATTAGTAGTTGTGTCGTCCGTTACAGTTGCATAAGCAGTTGGTGTTGCCCAAGTCAAAGCACCGCCACTTGTAACGCTTAAAACCTGTCCTGAACTACCCACCGCAAGGAATGTCGTTGCATTAAGTGCGGATTGATAAGGTATTGAATAAGCAGCGCCACCCAGTAAATTAGTCGCACTTGCTACGCTCAAAGTATTAGCATTTACCCATGTTGGTGCGCTTGTTGCATTAGACTGAAGCAGTTGTCCAGTAGAGCCAACAGCAGTAAATCCTGTTGCACCGATAGCAGTTTGGTAAGGAATTACCCCAGCAGAACCACCAACAATGTTACTCGCAGAGCCAACCGACAAAGATGATTGACTAACCCATTGCGGAGCAGATGCGCTACCTAGTGTTTGGAGAACTTGCCCGGAAGTCCCCGCAGAAAGGAACGAAGTCGTACCAGAACCCGTTTGATACGGAAAGGCATAAGCACTCCCTCCTGTAATATTACTTGATGTTGTTGCAGTCGCAGCGTTTCCACCAATACTCAAGGCAGATGCCGTTCCTGTGATATTTGTGCCTACAAAAGTAGGTGTTGTCGTAAAGCTCGGAGTCGATCCACCAACAAAAACACCAGTGCCTGTCGCAAAAGATGTTGCACCCGATCCTGTTTGATATGGTACAGCTCCTGTTGAGCCACCAGCTAAATTGGTTGAATATGTTGCATTTGTTGCGTTCGTTGCGTTTGTTGCGTTTGTCGCATTGGTCGCAGTCGCAGCATTACCAGAAATAGACCCCGTGATCGTATTTGTAACGCTTAGATTTGTGAAATTAGAAGATGTAGCACTTAAAGATGTAAAAGCACCTGTGGACGGAGTAATATTTCCTACAGGAGTATTGTTTAGCGCAGTAATCGTAATACTTACGCCTGAAATTGAGCCACCAGTAATATTGACGTTGGGGCTAGATAAAGTCGTAAAGCTACCAGTTGACGGAGTAGTCGCACCAATTGGAGTACTATTAATCGTACTAGTAAAAATCGAGGCATTAGAAATAATGTCAGACGAAAGAGGAGGTGAGAAGAACTCACCCCCTGGCCCAACCAATCCAACACACACACCATTGACATCAAATATTGCCTGAACAGGAACAATATTCGTTGTTTGGGTTAGCGCTACTTGGTTTGTCATCAGTAAGGTGTGCAAGTCATAACAATAACATCACCAGCAGACATATTTGCTGCTAGTCCTGTTGTAATGCCATAACCTGTCATAGTTACTGACGTTGTGGAGCTTGCCGTTTGTTGTAAAAACAAACTTGAGCCGTTTGTAACATCATTGGCAGTACACAACCAACCATTTGGAGCGGCAGGAAGTGTTAACGTACCAGATGCAGCACCTCCGCTTCCAACTGTTACCGCAAAACAATTTGGAGTCAATCCCTTGATTGTGGGAGCTGTACCAAATCCACTTGCGATAACTGGCTGTTGTGCAAACGTGTTCAAAAGAACAGTATTTGGGGTACTTGTGTTTGCAACTTGGTTTGTCATGATTGATCTGCCATTGGAGTAATATACAAATTAGCAGTCGATGTCGCAGTAATGGCGCTTACAGAGAATCCGTTAGACGGAACTGCAATTACCATTGGCGTTGACATAGAAATGCCGAGTATTACTGTGTTAGTAGGAGTTCCATTAGTCGGAAATACCGCTGCAGGAGCTGTGACCGAGTTCAGAGCGTTAGCTTCT